CAGTATCTACTATAAACTGCTTTACGTCCTTTGGCGCTTCTTTCGTTTGGATTAGATCCCAAATTTGTTGATGAAGCGTTGCAGGGAGTGGTGTTTTTAATCGCATATTAACATTAATTATTATGCGATTACTTACGTGAAAATCACTAAAGATTATTGTGTATTTTTAATTAGTACCCACAATTCTTTGGATATCCTTCAACACAGCATCAGCATTTTGTGGTGTAACTGTAGTACCTAATACCTCTGTATCAAACTCTGGTAATTGTTGAGGATTAAAGGCGAGTGCTTTCCTTGCTAAATCTATAAGGAAAACTTTACCTTCTGCTGTTAGGGGTTCAGGTTGTGTATCAGCAGGAACTGCACCTGCAGGTGGTAAAGTGCTAGTTGCAGGATCTGCATTAGGATCTTGTGCAGTTCCATCAGCCGGAGGAGCTTCATTAAGTTTAGAAAACTGTTCAGCAAAAAGTGCGTCAAATTTTTTCATTAGATTAAAGGTTTTGAAAGAGAATTTGATGCTGTTGCTGTTGTTACAGGACCACCAGGTGTGGTAGATTTACCTGTCAATTTTGATTTAATCTGTTGTATACCTTTTAAACCAGCCATTGCTGCATCTAATGCTGTATAATCTTCAGGTGTTGCTGCACCCTTTTGAATACGTGATGTAATATCCTGTGTCGACTTTATATGATCTGCTTCTTTTCGTGATAATTCATCAACATTTAACTTTTCTAAAGAAGGATCAATAGGTTGAGGTGTTGGATTAGTAGCAGGTGCTGTTATTGGTGTTGAACCTGGAACAGCTTCAGCTAAACCATTTAACCCGTTTGCTTTGGCATATTCATCCAGTTTTTGTAAAAATTTTGATGTCATAAAGTGGCTTTGTTTATATATTTAGTTCCTATATTCCTATTATCTATAAAAACTCCTAATTCTACGTTTTGAACTCCATGAAAGAATAGGGGTATTGGTGATTGGTTAAATTATACAAGGTTATAAAAAATAAATCAACGACAGTAAAGTAATTTTTTTGTATAAATCCCATTAAAGTATTCTTCAGACAAAAAGCTTAATTTATGTTTTTTACTATATTTTCTAAGTTCATCAAATCTATATGATGTTGAATCAAATGTATTTACAACATTTAAGATCATATTAAGTTCTTGAAGTGATTCTCCAACTAAAGGACCTATCATTAGTTCATAAAATTTTTTATATGATATGTGTGGTGTATTATAAAATATGATAGGGAGATATTTTACCATATCTTTATACAATTTTGATATAAATTTGTTGAGGCATTTAATATCATATGTTGCAACAGTATCAATATATGTGGTGAAGCTAATTTCTGGTCTTGATATATACAATACCTTATAGCCAGCCATTTTACAATTTAAAACAGCTTCACATGTTTGATGTATAATATGATGTCTAAATATATTTTTAACATCATTGTCTTTAAAATTGACACAAATTTCTTCAATTAATACCATCCCAAGATTGAGTAAATCATCTATGGCATATTTAAACGCTTTATCTATTACTTCATCATAATCAATGAATGTACAATTAGTTTGTTGATGATAAAACATCTGTTATTGTACTAGCATCTAACACCAATTTCAAGTCTAATAATTTCTGTTTATTGGCCGCAAAAAAACCATCATATCTAAATATAATTTGGTTCTTATATACCATATAATTTGTTGGTACCACAAAAAGAGATGCATGTGATTTATGAATAGATATAAATGCACCATTGTTGTTAATTTTGAATATAACAAAGGATATTTTTTTAGTATCACCTATTTCTGACTGAGTTACCCAGCTATCAAAAATAGCATTAGAATCATATAGTGATATAAAACTAAATTTTTGATAGAATTTAGCTTCTATCTTAATGTGTGATAGTTCGATGGGCATTATAATATCACCCTCCATCATAAGGTTTTGTTCTTTGCTTAATTTCGAAGATCTCCAAAAATTTTTTCCACCAGTAAATGCACCACTACATGGAGTTCTTTCAAAGTTTAAATTAAATATATTGCACAAGTCATGTGCAATCCATCTTTCGAACGTTTTGCCCTTATTTTTGTTTGCGTTGGCCATATAGTATATTTACACACATCCTATAAATACGCCAGTATTAGGTAAATAATATTATGATAACACATTCATTAAGTGCAGAAGATGTAATATTCCATACATTACCAAGCAGCCCGGGTATTTATCAAATTAGATGCAAAGTATCTAATACTATATATGTTGGTGGTACAAAAAATATCAAAAAGAGATTTAAAGAACATATGTCAGCATTGAGAAATAAAACTCATCATAATACACATCTTCAAAGATCATATATGAAATATGGTAAAAACGCATTTGAATATTGTGTATTGGAAGAGTGTTGTGCAACGGATGTTTTTAACATTGAACAACATCATCTAGATCATATATTCTATAACAATATACCCAGATATAATACAGATAAAACAGCTAAGGGTGATATGTCATATGCTACAAAGCAGACTAGAAAAAAATTAAGTATATGTAATAAACACAAGATAGTAAGCACGGAACAACGAGAAAAAATTAGTAAGACACTTACAGGGCGCAAAAGATCAGCAGCTGCGTGCAAAAAACAGCGCAAATCTATAATACAAACAATCTCAGAACCTTTTATATTGGTTGATTGTAATGGTATTCATCACAACGGATTATGTATAAAAGATTTTGCGGATGAACATCACACAAAGTGTGGCTCACACACATCTGGTTTATATGCTGTATTAAGTGGAAAGCGTAGATATTACAAAGGATGGCATTTACCCACAACTAAATTTCCTGTCATATTTAACCAGTTTTTAAACAAGCGTGAAATTGTATGGCATATAAACAATTTCTGCCGTCAATATAAATTAGATCCAACGGGTGTAATACACTTACTAAAAGGTCGATGGAAACAATATAAGGGGTGGGTTTTAACTAACGAAATGTGTTAATTACAAACCTATAGGAAATGTTCTACGGATGATAGGAAACTTCTTCTTTTTTCCCTTTTTAGTTTTACCCATTCCAAGAATTTGAGGCATTCTATTATCACCTGGGGCATATGAATCACTACTAAACACAGAAGCTGGTGCTACGCCCATAACGTCACCAACAGAATTATCTTCAAAAAGTTTAGTGTATAGATTATTGAATTTTGACCCTTGCATCCTGTATTTTCTCCGGTATACTACTAGTACTTATGCAAGGCGAAACAGAACAAGTAGATATTTTCCAGAAGTACTCTGAAGAATTTACTGCGGATACCTCTTTAGATGAACTCAATATTAAAGAGCGCGCCATGACTGTTGTAGCCATCAAGCATAAATGGGTTGGCCGTCTTATGAGACATAAGATGGATCTTAAAAAGCTTGAAAATGCAAAGAAGACAGCTATCAACAAAATATCTACCAAGTTAACTACTAATACAGTTGAATTGACCACAACTGCGGCAAAAAAGGCAGCTTTGGGTTCTGATATTGTCGAACGCATTATAATAGAAATTGATAAGACAACGCTTATTATAGAATATCTAGAAAAGGTTGAAAGAATTCTCAATTCTATGACATATGATATCAAGAACCTAATTGAAATTCAGAAGTTAGAATGTATGTGATATTAATCCACTGACTGTATTGTAAATAATTAGATGAGAAAATTAATAGGAAAATATTGGGTATATTATGTGGAGACTCTTTGTGATAATTGTAATAAAACAATATTGTGTAATAAACAATCAAAACAACGTAAAGGCTATAATTTTTGTAGCAAAACATGTAAATGCAATTTTTACCAAAAAATTAATGATCCAAAAGGCGCTAATATTCTTGCATTAAAAGATACACCAAATTTTATATATCTAGTAGGATTAATAGCAGCAGACGGAAATATTAAATGGGTTGGTTGTACCAAATCTTGTATTACAAATGTATGTTCGATAGAATTGCAAAAACAAGATGTAAAGATCTTAGAAGATATTCATAATATGTTTGGTGGGCATATTTATAATACAAAAAAAGGAACATATTTATGGACACTACATAATTTGGAATTTATTAAATATCTTCGCGATGTTGTAGGACTTTCACATAATAAATCTTTAACATTGGATGTATCATACTGGTTTAAAAATCTTACAAAAGAACAACAAACACATTTTATAAGAGGTATATTTGATGGTGATGGTTGTATAAGTAATGGTTCGCCAAGCTCTTCTGGTTATTGGTATATGGGTATTTGTACATATTCATCAAAATTTCTTGAGATGTTGATAGAATATTTTAACGAATATAATTATAAAACTAATAAAAAGAATGAAATTCATTTTAATGGTAGCTATATAATAAAACCGTTTTATAATATAATGACCGATAGATATTTACATCTACATAGAAAATATAAAAAATGGCAACAATTTTTAACAGAAAATATATAATATGACAATAAATGAACACTTCGAAATGAATGGCGTTGACGCTCTTGTTAATGGTAAACGCGCACGTTTAATATATAATTGCCGCAATATACAAGCAACTGTACATATACGTAAAACAGACGGAATTATAAAGATCGGTGATAGTATCAAGATAGATACCAACCAATACAAAGTTATTGGCGAAGCTGTATCACATGTACCAGAAGTATTAGCATATAAGGTTAAATTAGACTTCTTCCGTTAATGGATGTTTTGTTCACATATGATAAGATAAAAAGACTGGCTACCATCCAGTCAGAATATCTTGAAAATATTCGCGAGCATTTTTCTGTCAAAGAGCAGAAGTTTGGATTGGCAAAATTTAACCCATATGCTCCTGATAGAAAATATGTAATAGCACCTAAAGGGCAATTTGAGATTGGTTTATTTGCAGAGATAATAATGCATTTGCGTAAACTAGATATACCTTTTAATATCCAACTATCACCAGATTTTAAACAAGCTATTAGTTTGGGATATAATATAAAATCTTTTTATGGTTTAAAACTCACACTGCGTGATTATCAAAAAGATATAGTTGATATTTGTTTGAAGAAGGGTTTTGGTACAATTGTATTAGCTACGGCTGGTGGCAAGACATTAACAATGGCTACACTTATCGAAAATATTGTTAATAATACAACAGATCCTGTTAAAACATTAATTATTGTACCTGATATTGGTTTAGTCAACCAAACATATAATGACTTTATAGATTATGGTATAGATGCGGATCGTCTATCAAGATGGACTGGTACCATAGAGATTAATAAAGAAGCTGATATTATTATAGCTAATATGTCGATCCTACAGAGTGAACTTTCTGATATTAGTTGGATACCGCATATTTCGTTATTAATTGTTGATGAGGTACATAAATTAAGAAGAGATAACAAAATTAATAGCATTATACGTAAAATCAAAACAATGCATAAGTTTGGTTTTACAGGTACATTACCAACAGATTTGTTAGATCAGTGGAATATAATAGGTAAAATTGGCCCAATACTATATGAAAAAATGGCATACGAACTGCGTGATGAAAATTATGTAGCCAAGTCATCAGTTCTTATTTTAAATGTTACATATAGTGATGCACCAGACTATGATTACGCAGATGCAGCATCAACAAAAAACTATCATGCTGAATTAGAATTTATAGGCAATCATGAAGGGAGAAGTAATATTATTAGTCGTATATCAAAAAACTTTTCCAATAATGGTCTCATACTAGTAGATAGAATTGAACATGGTATTAATCTATATAATAAATTATCTACAGAATTGGTTGATAAACAAGTATTTTTTATTCGCGGTGATGTAGATGTGGATGATCGTAAAAAAATCCAGGATAAAATGGAGATATCTAATAACGTTGTTTGCATTGCTATATCAAAAATATTCTCAACGGGTATTAATATTAAAAATCTTCATTTTATCATGTTTGCGTCTGGTGGTAAGGCTAAGGTTAAAATAGTGCAAGCTATTGGTCGAGGATTAAGGTTACACGAAAATAAAGAATCATTAACAGTGATAGATATAGCAGATTATCTACAATATAGCATTAAACATCTCGAAGAGAGGAAAAAACTTTATGAGTCAGAAAAAATTAGATTTACAACAAAAAACATACATGCCGAATGATATAGACCCTGAAGATGATAATCATGAAGATGATATCATCGAAGATGATGAAATTGATATTGAGGATGCTGAAATAGATCCTACAAACCCTGATGATCTGGAAGATTTGGCAATAGATGAACCACTTGATGATGGTCCTGTGGTAAAGGTAAAAAAGAAAAAGACAAAGGAGTTTTATGTTAATGAGAAGGAGTTTGAAGATGCGTTGAGGTCTTATTATGATACAAATATCATGAAGACTGAATTAATTGATATGATTCGTAAGATGATTAACGGACTTGCACATCGACCAAATTTTATCAATTATACATTTCGCGACGAGGCTACAGGTGATGCATTAGTCAATATTATGGCAGCGTTACATAAGAAAAAATATAAATTTGGTGGTAGTAAACCCTTTTCATATTTTAACGCGATTGCATGGAATTGCTGGAGAAATCGTATTAAAAAGGAAGCCAGACAAAGACATGCATTAGCAGCATTTCAAGAAGAGTCTTACGGAGAGATGGTGCATAAATCAGGAGCAACCGCAGAAGATTGATTGTTTATAAAATCATCACGAGCTTTAACCGCTATATCTTCTGACGCATAGCAACCAATATATTTATATTTCCCTGTTTGCCATACACGGACACTCCATGAATTACAATTTTTATCCTTTGTTACGCCTTTATGTTTTGATAGTTTTTGTGGTTTTTTCGTTTTATAATCCAATAATTCAACATATTTGACATATTTTCTGTATAATCCTATATTATCTGTTTGTATATTTTGATAAATGAAAACACAAAAGGCTAAAATATCATCAACTCTAGATAATTCAATGCATGAATACATTCCGAAATGCCGTTTCCATCTGTATATTTTATATTTGGTGATGTTTAAAGATTTAAACAGACTTTCTATTTGCGTCCAGTCTTGATTATATGTAGATGATATTGATAGTTGATATCTATTATGATATTTCGTATTAACATGTACATGAATACACCCATCACCATCAAAATATCCCCTCCAAAACATATAATGTAGATACTCTGGAATATGATCTAATATTTTTTGTGGAGATATATAAGATTTTTTATCATAATCTAGTTCTTTTAAAAACTTTGAAATTTTTGTGTCGTATATACAACCATGTACAAGCTGTTTATTACTGTTTGGGCAATCTCTTATATATGTAGTCCATTGTATATATTTCATAAATACATTAGCTAACTCATCATAATCTGTTTTGGTTATATTAAAAGATATACCAGAATAATATCCTGGTTTACATTGCATGATGTGACCATCAGCCCATAAAAACCCTAAAATATATGAAATTTCGGGTTTAGTGATATTAATAAAATCTTCTAGTTTGAATTTAGTGCCACCCTTTAATTTTTGTCTTGCTTTATATTTATTTTCATTTAACATATAGATACTTACAACATTCTCTGATTAATTCTGGGAATGCATCATAATTATGTTTACACAACCAGAAGTCTGCATTATATCCGATTTACATATTGGCACGCATTGTAATAGCCCCCTATGGCATACAACAGTTCTAAATTTTTTCGACTGGCTAAAAACACAACTTAAATCTTGTGGTATACGCGATATTATTATTTGTGGTGACGTTTTTCACAATCGTAATGATGTATCTGTTAACACTTTATCTACAGCAACAGCTGCTTTTAAAAAATTAGATGATTTTAATATACATATATTAGTTGGCAACCATGATGCTTTCTATAAAGATCGTTCAGATGTTAATTCTATAGATATTCTTGGTGGTTGGAAGAATATAACGGTATATAAAGATGTTGCTGTTATTGATTATATGGGATCAAAACTTGCGTTCTGTCCATGGGGAACAACCATTGATCAAATACCAAATGCTGATATAGTTTTTGGACATTTTGAGATTGCTAGTTTTAAGATGAACAATTTTAAGGTATGTGATCATGGATTTATAGCAGAGGATCTGTTTAAAAAAACCAATATGGTGATTACAGGACATTTTCACCTAAAAGAGGAAAGATTATATAAAAATGGTACGATTATATATCTTGGTAGTCCTGTAGAATTGGACTGGGGTGATAAAAATACAACAAAGGGTATATATTTGCTTGATTTATTGACAAAAAAATATAGATTTGTCGAAAATACAATATCACCAAAACATGTTGAGGTAAAATTAACAAACCTAATAAAAAACGGTCTTGCTACCATTAAAGATGATGTAAAAGGGAATATAGTTAGATTTATTGTTGATAAAGAATTGGAAACAGATAAAATAGATCTAATAGCTAAAAAAATTAGTGGATATCAACCAATAGCTTTTGATATTGAACATTTCTGTTTTTCACAAACGGATCAAACAAGCGATGTTCAACAAACAGATTCTGGTGTTGATATAACTCAAACAATACACGAATTTGTAAATGCGATGGATATTAAAGAAAAAGAAAAGGTTTACAGCTATATAATTGAACTTTACAATAAAACAAATCAATGAATAACCGAATTGGATTAGGTATTATAACTTGTGATAGGCTTGACTATTTAAAACAGTGTGTCACAGCAATAGCCGCAAACAACACAGATCTGGATTATATAGTGGTTGTAAATGATGGTAAACTATTCGATGCTGACACTGTAGATTTTCTAAATTCATCAGGCGTTAATGAGATTATACAACACTCACCATCATATAAAAGCGTCGGTGTGACAAAAAATCAAGCGATTAGATCAATCTTATTGAATGATTGTGATCACATTTTTTTGATAGAAAATGACATAATTATAAAGAGATCTGATGTGTTTAAAACATATATCAATGCTGCAAATGTTAGTGGTATATGGCACTTAAATTTTGCATTACATGGTCCAGCAAACAAGAAAACAGGATCAGAAGAAAAGAATCCTAGACAGGTTGTAGATTATGATAGCATACAGATATCACTGTATCCACATTGTGTTGGTGCATTTAGTTACTTCTATAAAGGTATTATTAAAAATGTTGGATTTTTTGATGAGCGGTTTAAGAATGCCTTTGAGCATGTCGAACATACATACAGAATAATTAAAAAAGATTTACATCCTCCGTTTTGGTGGTTTGCAGATATATCAAACTCTGAAGAATATCTCACAGAAATTCCAGGATCGATTAAAAACAGTTCAATCCCACATACAAAGGAATGGACGTCTAACTATCAGCGAGCAAATGGATGGTTTGAGATCAAGCATGGATCAGAACCAACACAAATTCCTGATACGAAACAAGAAGATGTTTTTGAAAAATTGCAGTTTATTGAACAGAACTACGCAAAAAAGATTACAATCTAATGCAATTCACTTTTGGTATAGTCACTGAACCAGAAAATGCAGCAAATCTGCATAAGGTTATTAAATCCATTGAAGATAATCATATACCCGAATATGAGATTATTGTTGTTGGTGGTGGACTCATATCACACAATAATTTGACATATTTGTCATTTAACGAAAATGATAGATGGAGATGGATAACAAAAAAGAAGAATCTTGTGACACAACATGCAAAATATCCAAATATAGTATTTTTGCATGATTATATTTCGCTAGATCCTGACTGGTATCAGGGATATCTTAAATATGGTGATAATTTTAATGTCTGTATTAACCCATTACGAAACCCTGATGGTACAAGATATAGAGACCTTATATTCTTTCCCTCTTTTTTAGGTCGCGAGCTTACAAAACTTAACGCCGCTAAAGATATAACAGAATCTGATATAGTTATAGATAGTCATGAATGTCTAATACCATACGAAAATTTTAAAGAAAGTGCTGCATTATCTAAATGGATGTATTATTCCGGAGCATATTGGGTAGCTAAGAGGGATGATATGAGAGAGTTTCCACTTAATGAAGCACTAAGTTGGGGTCAAGGTGAAGATGTAACATGGAGCGATCAGATTAGTAACAAGTATAATTTTGGTTTTAATCCTCATTCTATATGTCATTTGCTAAAAAAGAAAGATCCTATATTTAAAGATTTAACAGAATCAACAATCAAAAATCTACAAAGGAAAGGTTTACTAGCATGAATAAGATAAAAGGAATTATATTTGATTTGGATGGTGTATTAGTAGATACAAGAGAATTACATTATGTATCATTAAATCATGCATTATCATATGTAAAATTTCCAGAAATTAAAAGAGAAGATCATATTCGTATATATGACGGTAGACCAACAAAAACAAAACTTGATATATTAACAACACGAGAACATTTACCAAAAGAGCTTCATCGTATTGTATGGGAAAAGAAGCAAGAATTTACTATTGATATTATTAACTCGATGCAATATGATGAGGAAATGCGAGAAATTTTGGGAAGTCTACGCAGAAAGGGTTATAAGTTAGCTGTCGCATCAAATTCGATTCGTGAAACGGTTAAAATGATGTTATTACGTAAAGGTTTTTTGGAATTCTTTGATTTTTATATTTCCAATGAAGATATTAAACATCCAAAACCACACCCAGAGTGCTATCTACGATGTATTAATGATTGGGGTTTTTTGCCAAAAGAGGTAATGATTATTGAAGATTCTCGTATTGGCAGAGAGGGTGCAACAAATGCAGGTGCACATCTTTGTGCTGTATCTGATTATAATGATGTATCATTAAAAAAAATCATAACAAGACTTGACACAATCGAACAAAATACTAATATGCAAAAATGGGATAATCCTGAAATGAATGTTCTTATACCAATGGCTGGTGCCGGATCAAGATTCGCAGAAGCTGGTTATACTTTCCCAAAACCGCTCATCGAGGTTAGTAACTTTGGTGGTAAACCAATGATTCAAGTTGTTGTAGAGAACTTGAATATAAAGGCTAATTATATATTTCTTGTACAAAAAGCACATTATGAGAAATATTATCTCAAGACTCTTCTTAATCTTATAGCACCGGGTTGTAAGATCATTCAAGTTGAAGGTTTAACCGAAGGTGCTTGTTGCACTACACTATTAGCCAAAGAATTCATAGATAATGATAAACCATTAATTGTAGCAAATTCTGATCAATTTATTGAATGGAATAGTAACGAGTTTATGTATTCTATGGTGGGTGATAAAGCAGACGCTGGTATTGTAACATTTAAAGCATCACACCCAAAATGGAGCTACGCAAAAACAGATAGTGATGGATTTGTTACAGCAGTAGCTGAAAAACAACCAATCAGTGATACAGCAACTGTTGGTATATACTACTGGTCCAAAGGATCAGACTATGTCAAGTATGCAGAACAGATGATCTCAAAGAATATCCGTGTTAAAAACGAATTCTATGTATGTCCAGTGTTTAACGAAGCTGTACTAGATGGAAAGAAAATCAAAACATTTGATATAGAGCATATGTGGGGTCTTGGTGATCCTAACAGCCTTGAAACATTTTTAGAATATGGACCAAGAACCCAATAACGGTAAATGTTTAAATTGTGGTTCTGCAACAAAATATAAAGAATGATCAAGATTTAAACTACTTTTTAGAAAAATATGATAATAATCGCACACAGGGGTAATACCAACGGTTCTGCGCCAGAATTTGAGAATCATCCAGATTATGTGCGTAGAGCTTTAGATCTGGGGTTTGATGCAGAAGTAGATATATGGTATATTAACAACCAACTATATACTGGGCATAATGAACCTCAATATAAAATCAGTGATACATTTTTATATACTGAAGGTTTATGGTGTCATGCTAAAAATTTAGACGCGCTTTCATATATGTTAGCACATGTGAGCCCAAGTATGAACTGCTTCTGGCATGAATCTGATAAATATACACTCACATCAAAGGGTTATATTTGGACATATCCTGGTCAACCAACAACTAATGGATGTATATTAGTAACAAACGGTATATTACCTGTAGTTGGAATATCTGGAGTGTGTACAGATCATCCATATGATTATAGAACATCACAATGATTACATATCTTTCATTAGGTAATTACGGCCGATTGGGCAATCAGCTATTTCAAATAGCTGCTACTATTGGTTTTGGTAAGCGTTTAGATCACAGTGTTGTTTTTCCACCATGGCAGTATAAAAATCGTTTTAATGTAAACGTTCTACCAATACATAAAATCACACCATATGGTGATAAAATAGAACAGTTAACAGAAAAGGTTTTTACATATGATCCACTCATACAAACACTAGCGCCAGAAAAAACCGCATCATTGTTTGGATATTTTCAATCTGAAAAATATTTTAGTCATTGTAAGCAAGATATAAAAAATCTTATAGATTCACAACAAAATGTGATACAAGGAATTGATAAAAATAACACGGTATGTGCTATTCATGTACGACGCGGTGACTATATGAATTTACAGCAACATTATATACCGTTAACCGATACCTATTATTATGATACTGCTGTTAATTATATGAAGAGTATTGGTGCCAAAACCTTTATAATATTTTCTGATGATATATCATGGTGTAAGGAACGATTTAAAAATAATGGTTTTAAATTTAGTGAAGCTGATGAATTTACAGAGTTAATGATGATGAGAGCTTGTAGATATCACATTATAGCAAACTCAAGCTTCTCTTGGTGGGGATCATGGAACGTAAATAGTAACTGTGTGATAGCACCAAAACAATGGTTCGGTCCTGCTATACCCAACGACACAAAGGATTTATATCGTGATGATATGATTATATTATAATGAATTTACCAGATAATATCATAAAACAATTCTGTATATGCGAACCTATAAATAAAGTTCGTTGTGATGGTATATCTGTCATTATTACAATACACGGTTCTGGTAGAATAGAACAACTAAAACGCTGTTTATATTGGATATCGAATCAATCATTGACACCAGTTGAAATCATAGTAGTAGAACATTCAATAAATCCTGTGGTCACTACAAACATGCTGTTAGAATACCCAGGAGCACGATACATACTATTAAAAAATGATACACTTTTTTGTAAAGCCGCTTGTTATAATTTAGGTGTTAGTGAAGCGAAATATGATCGCATTTGTGGTATAGATTGTGATCTTATAATGCCTACAGATTTTTTGCTTAATGGATATAATGAACTATTAACACACGATGCGTGTTTTTTGGCGGGTGACATATATTTTTTAACCAATCAAATGAAGAACATGTATGATTTTCATTTTAGCGGAAAAACATGGTTAAAGAATCGAGCACCCTGGCAATTCCATGGTGGCACATTTTTTATAAACAAAGGAAAATATTTTGCTATTGGTGGTCATGACGAAAATTTCAAAGGTTATGGGTCCGAAGATAGTGAATTTTATGAAAGAGTTAGTAAAATATTGAAAGTAAAGA